GTGGACAAGCTTTAGTAACTGATGGAAGTAAAAATCTATCTTTTTCTACAGCTGGAATAACAACAGGAAAAGCTATTGCAATGGCGATAGTATTTGGATAATAGGAGAAAAAAAATATGGCAAACCCGAATATAGTTAATGTAGCTACAATTAATGGAAAAACGGATGTATTTGCATTAACTACTTCAAGTGCTAATTTAGTTACTGCTACTGCAAATACTGTTTTCAAAATTAATTCAATTTTAATTTCAAATGTAGATGGCACAAATGCTGCTGATGTTACAATTAATTATCACGATGGATCAAACGCAAGAGCAATAGCAAGTACAATTTCTGTACCTGCAGATGCTTCATTATCTTTAATAGATAAAAATAATGGTTTTTATTTAGAAGAAACTGAAGTCATTCAAGGTCTAGCAAGTGCTAATTCAGATTTAGAAGCATTAATATCTTATGAAATAATAGCTGACTAGGAGGTATAATTATTATGGCTGGCAATGGCGGAATAATTGGACCTATCAACACAGTTAATGCAAAGCAATGCTTACCTGCTAAAACAACTTCATTCACATCATCAGGACCTTTAACAGCTCAAGGCACAGCTGATGTTCAAGTATTAGCAATTGCTGGTGGAGGAGCTGGCGGTGGTGGTGGCGGCGGTGGAGGTGGTGGCGGTATGTTAATAAACTGTTCATCTCCTGTAGTTGGTGGCACAGACTATGCAGTCGTTGTTGGTGCTGGAGGAACTGGTGGTCCAGGTGGTGGAAATAATCCTGGAAACAATTCAACATTTAATTCATTAACAGCAGTAGCTGGCGGCGGTGGCGGTGGACAAACTTGCGCTTATATACCAGGTGCTCCAGGAGGTTCTGGTGGAGGATCAGCTGGAGGTTTTCCAGGAACAAGTTCTCCAAGAACAGGAGGATCAGCAACAGCATGTCAAGGTAATGCCGGTGGAACTGGTGGTGGTTCAAATTATGGAAACGCTGGCGGTGGCGGAGCTGGTGCAGTCGGATCAAATAATTCAGGTTCAGTAACAGGTTCTGCCGGTGGAGCAGGATCAGCAAATTCATTAACAGGAAGTCCCGTAACATACGCAGGTGGTGGCGGTGGTGGCGGTGGTTATCCTGCAACTGGTTGTGGTGGAGCAGGAGGTCCTGGTGGTGGTGGAGCAGGAGGTCAAGGTGGACAAAGTCCTCCCGCACCTGCAGCTGGTACAGCAGGATCAGCTAACACTGGCGGTGGTGGAGGCGGTGGTGGTGTTGCTGGAGCATCAAAAGACGGTGGAAATGGTGGTTCAGGTATTGTGGTTATAAAAGAGCCTGCAGCAACAGTTCCTGCAAGTGCACCAGGTATGTGGAAAATGAACACCGTATATGATTTCGTAAAAAATTGTAATTGGGTTTATAATGAAGCAGATATAGATTATTTAGTAGTAGCTGGTGGCGGTGGTGGTGGAACTGTAAGAGGTGGTGGAGGTGGAGCTGGTGGTTATCAAGCTTCTGGTTACGGACCTTCTCCATTACAAGGATGTTCATTAACGCTAAAATGGGGAACTTTCCCAGTAGTAGTGGGAGCTGGTGGAGCCGGAATGATATGGAATCCTGCCACGGCTGGTGTAAAAGGAAGCGATTCAAGTTTTTCAACTATAACTTCTACAGGAGGCGGTTTTGGTGGTGGTAGACAACATAGTGCATCATATATAGGTGCTGGTCCAGGAGGATCAGGAGGAGGTGGTGGTGTATGTTCTCCTGTATGTGGAGCCGCTGGAACGCCTGGTCAAGGATCAGCTGGAGGTAATGCAGCTTCTGGTCAAGATGGTGGTGGTGGCGGTGGAGTTCTCGCTGTGGGAGGAAACGCTAAAGGTAGAGGTGGTGGTAATGGGGGAGCCGGAGCACCCAATACGATTACTGGAACTGAAATTTTTTATGGTGGTGGCGGAGGTGGTGGAGATCAAAATACACCTAATCAAGGTACTGGTGGAGCTGGCGGTGGCGGAGCTGGAGGTGTTTCTCCAGGTCAAGCAGGAACACCAGGAACAGCAAACACTGGTGGTGGAGGTGGTGGTGGTGCTGACGATTGTAGTCCTACTTCTGCTGGAAATGGTGGAACAGGTGGTCCAGGAATTGTAGTTTTAAGAACAACTACTCCTTTCACAACATGTAGTGCATGTGCCCCTGTTAGTTTTGATGGAACAGATTACATAGGAACATTTAAAGCATCAACAAATATGAATGTAGGTACAACTAATCCATTTACCGCTCTTGACTATTTAGTAGTAGCTGGTGGTGGAAGTGGTGGAGGCCAAAGAGGTGGTGGAGGTGGAGCTGGTGGTGTAAGAGGAAGCTTCCCTGGCGGAACAAAAATGTATTTAGCACCAGGATCTAATGCAATTACAATTGGTGCTGGTGGAGCTCAAGTTGGAACTCCTCCGAATGCTAATATTGCAGGTAATCCTGGAAATGACTCTACAGTAGGACTTATAACTTCTGCTGGCGGAGGTGGTGGAGCTGGTGGATCTACAAATGCTCAAGCTGGAGGTTCTGGAGGTGGTGGTAGAGGAGCTTCTGGTAATCCTTCAGATGCTGGAGGCGCTGGAAATACTCCTCCTCAAAGTTCTCCTATATCTCCTGTTCAAGGTTTTGCTGGTGGAGATGGTTCACCTGGCCCTTATTCAGCTGGTGGTGGAGGTGGAGCAAGTGCTGTCGGTGGAGCAGGTAATTCTCCTCTTTCTAATGGAAATCCAGGTGGTGGAAATGGTGGAGCAGGATTAGCAAATTCTATAACAAATGCTTCTGTAAATTACGGAGGTGGTGGAGGTGGTGGTACTTATACACCTCAAGGAACTGGTGGTTTAGGCGGAACTGGCGGTGGAGGAGCTGCAGGTAATGTACCTGCTACTGCTGTTGCTGGAACTGCTAACACAGGTGGCGGAGGAGGTGGTGGAGCATTTGCTAACAGTGCGCCTATTATTAGTCACGAATTTGGAGCAGCTGGTGGATCAGGAGTGGTTGTTTTAAGAGCCCCTGGACCTGCTGGACCTAGTTTTACTGTAGCACCAGGAACTAACACAAAAACAACATTACCAGCCCCTGCGGGTGGTTGTACAGTTATGTCATTTACTGTATCTGGAACGTTGACAATAAGTTAAAAAAAGTATGTACAAACATAAAAAAAAATATAAATTAAAAAGTAATTAAGGAGAAAAACATGGCACATTTCGCAGAATTAAAAGCAATGACAGATCCTACTGGATTTACGTCAGATTCACATCAAGTGGTACAAAGAGTTGTCGTTGTAGGTAATGATATTTCTACAGCAGCAGGTCCTTTAGGAGCTAATGACATGCATGTTGATGGAGAAACATGGTGTGTTAATTTTTTTAAAGGTGGTATCTGGAAACAAACTTCTTATAATCATAATTTTAGAAAACAATATTGTGGAAAAGGTTTTGTTTATGACCCTGTAAAAGATAAATTCTTAGCACCACAACCATATCAATCTTGGTCTTTAGACAGTAATGATGATTGGCAAGCACCAGTCACATATCCTACTGATACTACAGATAAAAGAATTAGTTGGGACGAACCTAATCTAAGATGGATTGCACAAGATTTTTCAGATCCAGTAAATAATTTTAATTGGGATGCTTCAACATTAGCTTGGGTATCCGCATAAGGAGACTTAAAGCATGCCAAATAATAATGGCGGTATAATTGGAAAAACAAACAAATCTTCATTTGGGAAGTGTACTGTTACAACTGTAACAGCTACAGGATGCACATCTTTTCAACCAGGAACTAGACTTATTGATGCAACAGTAGTTGCAGGTGGCGGTGGCGGTGGAGTTAATGGAAACTCTGGCGGTGGAGGTGGAGCTGGTGGTTTTAGAAATTTTACAAATATAAGTGTTCCCGGAAATATTCCCGTAACTATTGGTGGAGGTGGAGCAGGATTTCCCGCACCAGGTTGTCAAACAAGTAATGGAACTCCAGGAGACGATACAAAAATTACAGTAGGAAGTACAGAATATGTATCAACAGGTGGTGGTGGAGGTGGAGGACATTGTGCTTCTCCTATTCCAGGTGGTGAAGATGGTGGATCAGGCGGAGGCGCTGGATCAAACGATCATAATTCAGCAGGATGTGGAAACACTCCTCCAACAACTCCTCCACAAGGAAATCCTGGTGGTAATACAACTGCTAACCCTAATGCTGGTTATGGAGGCGGCGGAGGTGGAGCAAATGCGGCAGGAGCTAATACATCAGGATCTGCAACTGCAGGCGGAGCAGGATCTCCAAGCCCTTTAAATTCTACAACATACGCTGGCGGTGGCGGCGGTGGATCTACAGGATCTGCTGGAACTGGTGGAACTGGTGGTGGTGGAGCTGGAGGATCTCAAGGAAATGGAACTGCAGGAAGTGCTAATACTGGTGGTGGCGGCGGTGGATCTGGAAGAACACCAGGAGTTAGAAATAATAATTCTGGAGCTGGTGGATCAGGTATTGTAGTAGTAAAAGAATTAAGTAAAGCAAGTGGTATGTGGTCAATGCAAAGTCAATATTCAGCAAGAAGATCAAATACATGGCCAGAGTTTCTTAATACAATAGATTATTTAGTCGTAGCTGGTGGAGGTGGAGCCGGTCATGATGATGGTGGTGGTGGAGGTGCTGGAGGATATAGAGCTTCAGGTTATGGACCAAGCCCACTTCAAGGATCAGCATTAAAATTAGCACCAGGAGATTATACAGTAACAGTTGGTGCAGGTGGAAATGGAGCACCTAATTCTCCAATAGTTCAAGCTACTGATGGATCAAATTCAACAATAGATTCAATTACATCAGAAGGTGGTGGTTTTGGTGGAAGAAGTCCACAAGGCCCTGGTAATCCAGGAGGCTCTGGTGGGGCCGGAGGAGGTGGTGGTGCTCAAGCTGGTGGATCAGGTAATGCACCCCCTACAGACCCACCACAAGGTCAAAATGGTGGAGCTTCTACTCCAGGATCTAATGCTGGAGGTGGAGGTGGTGGAGCGACTGCAGCAGGTGGAAATGGTTCAGGTGCTGCACCGAGTTCTTCTCCTACAGGTGGAAATGGTGGTGATGGAGCACCTAATACTATCTTAGGTCCTGATACATCTTATGCTGGTGGTGGAGGTGGTGGAGCATTTTTTAATACACCAGGTACTGGTGGAGCAGGTGGAGGTGGTGCTGGAGCACCAAGTCCAGTTGGAAATGGAACACCAGGAACAGCTAACACAGGTGGTGGAGGTGGTGGAGGTTCTTCTTCTCCAGGTCCAAATAGAGATGGTGGAAATGGTGGATCAGGTATAGTTATAGTAAGGGGACCAAGTGCAATAACTTTTGCAGTAACACCTTGTACCAATTCAATATCTACACACCCTGGTGGCGACAAACTAGCTACATTTACTGTAACAGGAACATTGACAGTTTCATAATTGATACAGATCAATTTTTTTTATTTTTGTTTATTATTTATTTAAATTAAAATAAAACATATGTATAAAGACATATGCAACTTCAAAATTATTATTGGTATTTTCAATCAGCAATTCCAGGAAGAATATGTGACGATATTATACGTTATGGAAAACAATTACAAGATGGTTTAGCCACTACAGGTGGTTATGGTGATGTTAAAAAATTAAATCAATCTCAAATTAAAGATTTAAAAAAGAAAAGAGATTCAAATATTGTATGGATGAATGACCGTTGGATTTATAAAGAAATTCAACCTTATGTTCATGAAGCAAATAGAAGTGCAGGTTGGAATTATCAATGGGATTATTCTGAGTCTTGTCAATTTACAAAATATAATAAAGGTCAATATTATGATTGGCATTGTGATGGTTGGGACCAACCTTATCATGCACCTAATCAACCTAGTCATGGAAAAATAAGAAAACTATCTGTAACAGTAACTCTATCAGACCCTAAGGAATATAAAGGTGGTGAGCTAGAGTTTGATTTTAGAAATTTAGATCCAGATAAAAAACCTAACATTAGAAAATGTAAAGAGATACTTCCTAAAGGATCCTTAGTGGTATTTCCTGGATTTGTTTGGCATAGAGTTTGTCCAGTTAAAAAAGGATCGAGACATAGTTTAGTAATTTGGAATTTAGGGTGGCCGTTTAAATGAAAAATAAAAAATTAAAACAAAAACAAAGAAAACAAAAAACTAAAATAAGTTTTCCAACACAATTAAGTAGAGAAAATTATTTTCAATGTCCTATATGGTTTGCTGATGAACCTGCATTTGTAGATGATTTAAATAGAGCTTCAGATAAGTATATTGAAGTAGCTAAAAAAAATTTAAAAAAAGATATAGATAAAAGAAATAAAAAATTTGGAGATAAAGGAGATATGGGCCATGTTTTTCATTCAACATCTTTAATAGGTGATCCTAATTTTTTAAAATTACAAAATTACATAGGTGCAACAGCACATAATTTATTAGGTGAAATGGGTTTTGATTTAACAAATTATCAAGTTTTTATTACAGAATTATGGGTACAAGAATTTGCTAAAAATGGTGGAGGACATCATACATTACATACTCATTGGAATGGACATATATCTGGTTTTTATTTTTTAAAAGCTAATGAAAAAACTTCTATGCCTTTATTTGAAGATCCTAGACCAGGTAATATAATGAACCTTTTACCTGAAAAAGATAAGACAAAAATAACATATGCATCATCTCAAATTAACTATCAAGTTAAACCAGGAAGAATGATATTCTTTCCATCTTACATGCCTCATCAATATGTGGTAGATATGGGATATGAACCCTTTAGATTCATACATTGGAACTGTCAAGCTATACCGAAAGGAGTATTAAATGTCGTTTAAAAAAAATAAATATAGTGTATTAAAAAATGCGATAAATAAAGAAATGGCTGATTTTTGTTTTGCTTATTTTTTAAATAAAAGAAAAGTAGCAAGATTTTTATTTGATCAAAAATATATATCACCTTTTACAGAATATTGGGGAATATGGAATGATGAACAAGTTCCTAATACTTATTCCCATTATAGTGATTTAGTTATGGAAACTTTATTACAAAAAGTTAAACCAGTTATGGAAAAACATACTGGTTTAAAATTAAATGAAACATATTCTTATGCAAGAATATATAAACAAGGTGATATTTTAGCTAGACATAAAGATAGATATTCGTGTGAAATATCTACTACATTGAATTTAGGTGGTGATCCTTGGCCAATTTATTTAGACCCTACTGGTAAAGTAAGTCAAGCTGGTATTAAAGTAAATTTAAACCCAGGTGATATGTTAATATATTCTGGTTGTGATTTAGAACATTGGCGAGAAGAATTTACTGGTAAAAATTGTGGACAAGTATTTTTACATTATAATAGAGCAGGATCCAAATTAGCAAAAGAAAATGCTTATGATAAAAGACCTTTTATAGGTTTACCTGCTTGGTATAAAGGCTTTACTTTAGTTAAAAAGTAATATAAAACATAATCTTGGGGCATGAGATATATATCCACACCACCCCCTCATGCTCCTTAATTTTTAGTATAAATTTAATAATTTTGTTA